CTTCGAAATAAAATCGTCGAATGTCTTAATACCATCAGGTTTCTTCACCATACAAGACCAAAGTACTTCAGAAAGATGACGAGCTACTTTAGCTGGTGTAACCATACTGCCCTTAAGTGATTCCTCTTCCTTAACACTTAAAGAACGAATTGTATAAGACTGCTTTGTCTGAGGAGTAATAACTTCATATTCAGGATAAGAGATTCCGAATGAAGTAAAAACTTCAATACCTGCTTTATTTTTCATTAGGATAATTCCTTAGTTAGTTTTGTAGTAAAAGATCTATTCAGATATAACAGATCGAGAAAAGAAAAAGATTTTAATTTGATACAAAAAGAAAATAAATGAATCAGAATCAGTTACCATCTCTGATAACTGATTCTGATATCATCATCGATACAACGATCTTATCTCTGATAAGACTTATCGTTGTACTGAGCACCCTCATTCTCACGACGCTGAATCGACCAATTGCCGTATTCACCCGCGAGTCTTGTGCACTTATCATAGACCCACTGATCGTGATAGATAAAGTCCACGTTGAACTCAATGTCCATCTCGAGCTTATCTACAGAAGAAAGGTCACCAGCAAAGAGATCCTGAGGATCCTTCAGAGGGAATACACCAGTATAGCAAGATGCGAACTCTACAGTAAGACCATCTGGCTTAGTAGTCCAGTAGAATACAGTTGCAGCATAGTGATCCTTCTGATAATTGACAGGATTCTTCTCGCGAGTAAGACCAGACTTATTCTCACGAATATACTTAGCCCAGCTATGAATAACCTTGAAGACAGGAAGACCAGACATTTCCAAGAACTTGCAAGAAAGTGAAGTACCATAGTCAATGTTCGTAGGAACAGACCACTTAGTACCACCAAGAGCAGTAATCTCAGTCTTGTTAAGAGTTCCACCAGGAGGAGTAATAGACAGGCAAGTCGAAGACAGAATGTTAGTTGCATCTATCTGAGCTACCTGGTTTACAATAGATGGATTACCAACCTGCATGAACTGGGTAACAGCATTATTATCACCCATAATCCAATGAGAGAAATGATATCCACTAAGATAGGGCTCGGCAACTTGATTAGAATCAGTACCGCCGAAGTTTCTATCCCTTACATTTCTAATAATTGTTGAAAATGCACTCATTTTTAACCTCTTATTTTTGAAAGTTTGTTATTAATTCAAACCAAGCGACTTGAACTTTGACATCCAAGTCGCTGGTTCTTCATTCAGTTTATTGGATATAGAAATTGCACTGAATCTTTTCAATTACCTTCATAGGCGACAGAGTAATATTTACGTGGCAAGTCTTAGTCTTGTACTCGTAATCAGTTGCACCTACTTCGATACTGAAGTCCTTCAAGCCTCTAGCAGCCTGTACAGCAGAAAGCAATGGAATAATACCATTAGCAATTGCTTCATGGGTTACCGGATCATTGAACTCAAAGACGTAGTTTCTGCAGAACTGTTCAACAGCTCTCTTAATATAGAGAACGGTTCTAACACAGTTGAGATCTGACAGAGTACTAGTCTTCTTCTGAGTTGTGAGCTGGCCCCAAACAGTCATACCCTCAGGGAAGTATACGATTGGGTTGACCTGTGCCTTATAGAGACGATCTCTTTCACCAAGATTTGCACTCCAACGGAGTTCCTTGATTTCAGAAGATACACCTCTGTTGAAGCCAGCAGGAGCATACCAAATATCGTACAGAGCATCATTCTGAGGAATGATCTTAGCCATAGTATAGACTGGAGACAACCAAACATCACAACCATTGAACTGGTCATAGATTCTGGTATAAGGCTCGTATCTAGCACAGAGGTAAGAATTCCAAATTCTGCAATCAGTTGCACCCTTTACTGCACCAGTATAAAGTTCAACTTCCTCGCAATCAGAATTATCACCGCAGTCGGAAATGAGTACGCAGTCCATTCTGGTTTCAACCAGTTCCTTAGCCATCTGCTTGACATCAGGTTTATAACCAGCATCATAAACAATGGTAAAGTAAATCCAATCAAGATCAAGTACCTCATTAGCATACTGAGTCTTGAACTTAACATTACCATGTTCATCGACCTTGCGAACTACAACAGGTTTCTTCAGAAGACCACTGTAAGCCATGCAGAGAGTCTGGTTAGCAACAGAAGCCTGAACTCTGTTCTTACCATAAGCACCAGTTACAGAATCTCTTCCATAAACCATGAGAGAACCAAGGCTACCCTCTTCGAGATGGTAAGGCTGTTCACCCCAAGTACCAGCATCAGCATCAGAAAGGTGCATGAGACTCATTGCCATTGCATTATCATATGCAAGCTGAGCCTTATCAACTGCGATCTGAGCGATTTCAACCTGAGCGATTGCCTTATCGATAGCTTCATCTCTGCTATCCTGAGAACCACTGATAGAAACAGATTCCTCTGGCATACCAACAGCAGTTTCATAAGCAGCATTAGCAGCAGCCATCATTTCTTTAGCGTATGCCTTCTGGACATAAGCCTTCCAAATGACCTTTGCCTTAGTACCGAGAGCCTGTTCAGGATAAGTTACACGAGTAATATTACCATCAGCATCAGCATCAAACTGAGCACCTTCTTCCCACTTAGTCTTACCAACATAGATACCTGTGGTGTCGTGACCCTCATCAAGATCAGCTTCACCGAAGTAAGTAGGAACAAGTGAATACTCATAACCGGTTTCATCATCAACCAGGGTATCATTCCAAAGGGAAACTTCACCATCAGGAATATACTCTTCATGAGTATCAATGATACCAGGATCGTTCAGGTAGTAATCCTTGAGACACTGTCTCATAATAGGAAGAGCATCTTCATTCAGATTGACTTGAACATTCTTTGAGAACTTATTAACAACATCCTCAATGAAGTTGCTCTCGCCATCAGTATCAAGAGACTCTGGCTCAAATGAAACATTGTAACTCTCAACCATTACAGGACCATCTTCCTGATCCTCATAGATTTCGAAGTTATAAAGACCGAAGTTATTAGGATTACTATCAGCTCTCAGAAGGAAGGAGATCTTGTTATACCAATCACCACGACCATAACCTCTGATGTACATAAGTACACTCTTATTAGCCTGATCACCAGTGTAGATAGCACCCTTATCAGCAAACATATCAAGAACTTTTTCAGTTCCACCAGCAGTAAAGAGAGTATCAAGAACCTGGGTATTCTTAGCGTGCTTATAAGAAGCTACAGCGAGAGAAGGAATATCAGACTTGGTGCTTACATCAGCAGCATTTTCATCTGAATTCTCAACATCAGTAGCTGAACCACTAACATCTACATCATCAGCTCTATCTTCATCGAGAACGAAAGCAACAACAGCATTAGCATATTCTGCATCATCTGGAAGTGCTCTCATAACATACAGATCACTGGAAACTTCCAAGTGATTTAATGCAACATATGGTCCCTGACCATAATACTTGCCGAAAGTCTTAAGATTCGGATCACCGAACTTGGTACGAAATTCCTCGATTGAACTGATTCTTGTGAGTACATTATCAGGTCCCTTCTCAGTAATAATAGGAAGGAAACCAATCGTACCAGGTGTGGATACGAGATACTCGGAAAGATCAATTATCTTGGAATATACACCGGGCGAAACATGAGTTGCCATAAGGGTATTAACCTTTCACACAATTTTTAAGTATT